TACAAACCGATTACGATTAACAAACGAACAAACGAAATCCTCGCGGGTAATCACACAGCGCAAGCAGCACGCAAACTCGGTTGGACAACAATCAAGGCTGTTTACATTGACGCAGACGAAAACACCGCAGCAAAGATTGTGTTGATGGATAACAAGACCAGCGACGCAGGAGGATACGACGACGCAACACTCCTCGGCCTCCTGGACAAACTAGGCGACCTAGACGCAACCGGATACACAGACAAAGACCTGAAAGAGCTTCAAAGCCTTTACGACACACCTACGCCGGAACTGCGCAATACGGTAATGGGCAAGTCATTAAAGGATTGGCAAGAGACGCTCAATCAGCGCACATCAAGAATTATCATGTTCGACATGAACAAACCGACATACATGTGGGTAGCAGAAAAACTAGAACAGTTCCGAGAAGAAAACGACTTACCAAGCAGCACAAATGCACTCATACGCTTAATCGAAAAAATTTCAGGGGAAGGCGCACCGGAATGAACGCAGAGAAGGTTCCATTAAACCAACTACACCCGTACCCGAACAATCCGCGCAGAGGCAATGTAAAACTAATCGCGGAGTCACTCAACGAATACGGACAGTACAAGCCAATCACCGTAAACAAGGCGACTAACGAAATCCTCGTAGGCAATCACACTTACGCAGCAGCAAAAGAATTAGGCTGGACAGAGATTGAAGTGAACTACATAGATGTAGACGCAGAGACCGCAGCAAAGATTGTGCTAATAGACAACAGAGCAACTGACCTCAGCCAATACGACAATAACGCGTTACTAGAATTACTAGAAAAACTAAACGACCTCGAACACACAGGGTACGGCGAAGACGAATTCGACGATGTATTGGCGCGCATAGAAGAAGAAAAGACACCGAGCGTGATTGACGGATTAGCGAAGACCGGACAAGCAGAGATTGCGTCGCAGATTGAAGGCCTCGCAGACAGATACAAGGCGGTAGACACAAAGGTCTTCATGGTGGAATTAGAAAACACGCTGTACATCTGGACGATTGAGCAACTAGGCAGGTACCGAGCAAAGACCGGAGCAATGAGCAACTCTGACGCGCTGGTAAAATTACTCGAAGAAAACTACAAAGAAAAGGCTCCGCAATGAAACTATCTGAGTTACCAGTAATCCGAGTATCCCGCGTAATAAGCGTAGAACAGGCGACAGAGCTTGTGGGAACAACTGTGCCTGACTTAGAAGCGAATTGCCGAGAAGCAGCATTGTTCATAGACGCAGAGACAGAGGAACCAATCCTCGCGTACATGCCAATGGAAGACGAAGTCAATTTGTTGCGAGCGTCTGTAAAGGCAATCCGTTACGGAACGACAAAGAGAGTCAGCACAGGAATGGAAAACCAATCCCGGACATTCGGCATGGCTCCACGCAAGGTATTCCAGCGCAGAGAGAGTTGCAGACCGACGACACTAGCAAACGAGCAACCGGAGGAACATGCAGTCCTTGTAGCGTTCGCCACAAAGTTCGGCGAAATGTTTAAGGAATTTGCACCGCACTTGTTCGCGCAAGACGCGGAAGTCCTAGCAAGCAGCGGCATAGATGACGAGTGGAAGATGACAGACGACGCATTGTGGACAAGCGGCGTAGTAAACAAGGCCTCAACGCTTCCATACCACCGAGACGGATTCAATTTCGCAACTTGGAGCGCAATGCCGGTAGTACGACGCGACATGAGAGGCGGATACCTCAACTTCCCGGAGTACGACATCACATGTGCGTGCCGAGACGGGTGGGTGCTGTTCTTCCCCGGATACAAGTACCTTCACGGAGTAACACCAATGCACGCAACAGCGAAAGACGCATACCGCTACTCAATCGTGTACTACGCGCTAAAAGGCATGAAAGATTGCTTTACTTACGCAGTTGAGACAGCAAAAGGCGCAGAAAAACGCACACAAAGAGAAGAAAAGATGGCAAACGACCTGAAAAACCCGGAATAAGATAGGGGGAGGGCATTGGACACGATTTACCTTATCGGAGCGCCGGGAAGCGGCAAAACGACCCTGACAAAAGAGCTTCAAAAGGATTGGGCGAAGGTAAACATGTATGACAAACCGTTCAAGTACCAAGAGTACGAGTCACCCAATCTAGGGAAGGTTCTCTCTCTCGGGTGGGATAGGCCGCATTTCAGCGGAACAGATACCCTCGGCAACACCGTAATTACACAAATGCCGCAGTTCTACGAATACGCAGAGCAAGACGGAGCAGCGATTTACGGAGAAGGCGACAGACTAGCGAGCCGAACATTCTTCGACCTAGCAAAGCGCCATGGCAGCTTGTACCTGTTCTACCTCAACACAGATGAGCAGACAGCAGCGGCAAGAAGAGAAGCAAGAAGCGCAGAGACAGGCAAGACACAAAACCAATCATGGGCAAGAGGCAGAGCAACGAAGCACCGGAACCTAGCGGAGCAGTACGGAGCAGTTTCACTACCCGGAGGATTACCACCTAGCGAGATTACTCAAATTATGGCAGACTGTTTATCCTACGGAAAAGGAAACGCATGAGCAGGAAAAAAACGCCTCCTCCGGCGGTGCTGGACAAAGAATTGCAGATTATCGAGTTACGCAGAGCAGGAGTAACTTGGGAGAAGATTGCACGCGAAGTCGGGTTCAAGAATGCAAGTGGGGCATACAAGATGTACCAGCGCGCAGCAGAGCGCATGATACGACCAAGCCTAGACGAGTACCGGGACACAGTTCTAGACAGATTTGAGCGCATGCACTTAGCGGTGTGGCCGAGAGCAAAAGAAGGCGACCTACGAGCGATTGACACAGCATTACGGATAGCGGAGAAGGAAATCAAACTACTGGGGCTAGACGCTCCAACGAAGATTACAGCGGAGGTAACAGTCTATGAGGGTCAGCAACTCATTGAACACACAGCCCGAATTATTGAACTCATTAGACAATCTCGCGGCGCGCAGGGCAACATGGGCAGCAGTCCTAGCGAGAGAAGAGCAATTACCGACTGAGGAAGATTGGGCAATCTGGCTGTATCTGGCAGGGCGCGGAGCAGGAAAGACACGCACCGCAGCAGAGTGGATTGTGTGGCAGGCACTCACAAAGAATTGGACACGCTGGGCAGTAATCGCACCGACATTCGGCGACGTCCGAGACACCTGCGCAGAGGGAGAGTCGGGCATTATCCCTATCCTCCACCAATACGGCGCATTGGATTACTACAACCGAAGCACCGGCGACATCAAACTTACCAATGGGAGCAGGATTAAACTCTTCTCGGCGGCGGAGCCTGACCGTCTACGCGGTCCGCAACATCACGGAGCATGGTGTGACGAGTTAGCAGCGTGGGATTACCCGGATACATTTGACCAGCTTCAATTCGGATTACGCCTCGGAGACCACCCGCAGACAATCATTACGACGACACCAAGACCGACCTCGCTCATCAGACAGTTAGTAGCGAGAGAAGACGGAAGCGTCAAGGTAGTAAGAGGCTCAACCTTCGATAACGCAGCGAACCTAGCACCGTCAGCCTTAGTGGAATTACAGGCACGATACAACGGAACAAGGCTAGGCCGGCAAGAGTTGTATGGCGAAATCCTCGACGATGTAGAAGGCGCATTGTGGACGAAGGGAGTAATCGACCGCAACAGAGTAGCGAGCGCACCTCCATTAGCCCGGATAGCAGTCAGCATTGACCCGGCAGTAACTAACACGAAGGACAGCGACGAAACCGGAATACTCGTAGTCGGAAGCGACGCAGCGGGGAACGGATACGTCCTAGCAGATTACTCATTCAAGGGCAGCCCTAACGATTGGGCGCAAAAGGCGGTACAAGTCTTCCGTGAACACAAAGCAGACTCAATCCTTGTGGAAGTCAATCAGGGAGGCGACATGGTCACAGCAGTTCTACGGCAAGTGGACATGAGTTTACCGATTCAGGAAGTTCGGGTACACATTGGAAAGAAGCTTCGCGCGGAACCGGTAGCAGCGATGTACGAACAAGGCCGAATAAAGCATGTAGGAAGTTTTGACAAACTAGAAGAGCAGATGACGACATGGACACCGGACAGCAGCGACAGCCCGGACAGATTAGACGCGATGGTGCAAGGGTTTAGCAGCTTGATTGGAACAAGCAGCGCAGCAACATACTTCAACGCAATAGCAAACTTCTGTACGAAGTGCGCATTACCAATGCCGAAAAGCGCGAGTCGCTGTTTCAAGTGTGGTACTGCTATCATTACGCAAGCCTGATTTACAAGGGGCATTAACTAGGGAGATACCATGGGTCTACGCGACCGTATCGCAAAAGCAATAGCCGGCACAGACATTGAGAAGGCTCCAAACCTTCCAGCAGGCGCAGTCACAATGAACGAACAGCAAATGCGAAACGCAGTACCCGGCGCAATCGGCCAAAACTATGGAACAACAACACCTCTCCCACGCAATCCATTACTAGCAGGAGTACCTTTCGGTCCGGGTATCCCAATCACACCGGGCGCAATCAACCCGGTCAATCCAATAACAGGCAGACCGGAACCTCGACGCTACGAATACCAAGTTGCACAAAACATCAACATCACGGAAACAAAGTTAGTTCCGTTCAAGACACTACGCGCAGCAGCAGACCAGATTGACATTCTTCGCCGATGCGTGGAAGTAATCAAGGGAAAGACAGTCGGCCTAGATTGGGACATTGTCCTCGGCACAGACGCAAGCGAAAAGATAGTTGCACAAAGCGGAGGAGACCATGTACGCGCCATGATGAAAGCGCGCGAAGATTTGAACGACGAAATCAACCGCGTGCGTACATTCTGGGAAAACCCGGACAAGGCAAACGGATTGACATTCACCGATTGGTTGAACATCGCGCTAGAGGAAATCCTCGTAATTGACGCGCTCGCCATTTGGCCACAAAAGACAGTAGGCGGAGACCTTTACGGATTGCAGATTCTCGACGGAGCAACGATTAAACCAATGCTCGACGACAGAGGAATGCGACCAATGCCACCGCAAGCGGCATACCAGCAAATCTTGTACGGATTCCCACGCGCAGAGTTCAGCGCAAACAATGACGACCCGAAAGCAGATGGCGAATTCACATGTGACGACCTCGCATACCTAGTACGCAACCGCCGAACAACAAGCGTGTACGGATACAGCCCGGTCGAGCGAGCGCTACCACTAGCAGACATTTACCTACGCAGACAGCAATGGATTCGCGCGGAATACACAGACGGCGTAATGCCTGAGTTGATGTTCGGAACAGACGCAACATGGGGAACAAATCCTGACCTTCTAAGAGCTTGGGAAAACATTCTCAACGACGATTTAGCAGGGCAGACAGAGCAGCGCAAGCGCGCACGCCTATTGCCAACAGGCCTAACACCAATCAGCAACGATTCATACGGCGAAAAGTTCAAGGACACACTCGACGAATTCCTTATCGCTTCTATCTGCGGTCACTTCGGAGTACAACCGACAGAGATTGGGTACAACCCTAAAGGCGGATTAGGCGGAGCAGGCTTCGAAGAAGGCAAGGCCAGCAGCGCAGACGCACTCGGAGTTCAACCGCTAATCAACTGGCTCAACAAGGTAATGACAAACCTTTCATACGCTTATCTAGGCATGCCACGCGAATTAGAGTTCCGCCTAATGCCAAGCAAGCGTCAAGACGACGAAGCGAGCGCACGCAAGGCGCAGATAGAGATAACAAGCGCAGGCAAAACAGTAAACGAGCGCCGCAGCGACCTCGGATTACCGCTACTAGATACACCGCAAGCAGACATGCCAATCCTAGTAAGCGGAAGCGGCGTATACCTATTCTCACCCGAAGGAATAATCAACGCGGCAACAACAGTAAGCGCTGCGCAGCTTGACCAAGACGGAGCAGACATTACCGAGGAAAGCGAAGTAATCCCGGAGGAAGACGTACCACCGGTAGCAGCGCCGGAGGAAGTAGCAGCCGAAGTAAAAGCGTTCATGAAGTGGGCAGCAAAGGGAACCCGCAAACGAGAGTTCGACTTCAAGATGATTGACCCGATTGTCGGCGAAGCACTTAACCGTTGCGCAGTAGAAGGCGACCTCGATACAGCAAGGTCATTGGCGAAGGCCTACCTAGCATGAATTGGGGCGCACACAAAGCAGATGTGCGCATAGCGGCGAAAAACTCGGTACCAATGCGCGCAGCACTACGGGCAAGCATTAACCCGCAGTCAATCTACGAGGCGTACCAAGACACGCAACCGTATGTAACGGATAACAACGCGCAAGACCGCGCACGCGCGCGAGCATGGGCGATGCTGCATGTAAAGATTGACCCGGAACCAATCGAAGCAGCACTCATAAAGATTTACGCAGACGGATTCCTCCTCGGGCTAGACGCAAGCGAGGAAGCGTTCAACAGAGCGGAAAAGGGATTCAACAAAGCCGCGCTCACAAAGGCAGACGAATACATAGACTGGGCAAACTGGAAGCCGGGTAACCGCGCAGCTTCATTGTTGTTTAGACCGACAGGCGCGTTCAAGCAGATACTCGATAACGCGGGGATTGTAAGCAAGACAATAGCGAAAGCCGGATACGACAGAATCGGAACAGCGCTGTCGGACTCAATAGCGGCAGGCTTCTCACCGGGCAGAGCAGCAAAGGTCATAGCAGCGAAGATTGGCGACCCGGCGCGAGCGCTGACCATCGCAATCACGGAACAAAACCGCGCAGTAAGCATGGCAACAATACAGAATTACCAGCGGTTCGGGCTAGAAAAGATGGAGTGGAGCGGCGCAATGCCATGTGACATCTGCGCACCGAACGAAGGACAAGTTGTACCAGTCGGCGGAACATTCAGAAGCGGAAACACGCAACCGCCGGTACACCCGAACTGCCGCTGCGCGTTACTGCCATACCTAGATGACAGCTTCTACGCGGAACCGACCGGAGGCATGAACCTACTACCAGCAGAGGGAGCAGCGGTACCAGCAGCGCCGGCAAAAGACAGATACCTAACAGGCAAAGATTTGAAGGCTCTAGGAAAAGAGCAGGCAATCGACATAGGCGAACTGTCTTTCGAAGATTCCCGAGCGCTGCATTCCTATAAGGGAATTGACTACATGCGCATTAACGGCTACCTACGCGAGGGCGAAGGTGTCTTTAAGTTAGGGCTAGACCCAATCGAAAACGAGCGTATCCTGAGAATTTACAACGAGAGAATCGCCCGGGTACAAAACACAATCCAAGCAACGCAGCCAATCACGGAAGAGTTTGTCACCTTACGCGGTCTTTCAGGAAAGTTTGCAGATGAAGTGTGGGAGTCAGCGCCGGGCAGCGTGTTCCAAGACAAAGGGTTCGTCTCGACGACTACCAGTAAGGCGACAGCAAAAGAGTTCGGGGGCAAGACACAATTAGTGGTTATCAACCCAGTCGGCACAAAGGGGTTAGCGATTGAAGAAGTTATCGACGTAGAAAAGGCGTTAAAAGAATACGAGTGGCTTCTACCCGCCGGCACAAAATTCGAGATAGTATCCAAACAAGAAATAGAAATTGACGACAGATTTATACGACAGATTAAAGTGAGGGTAGTTAAATGAGTAAAGACAGATTCGTAGACGACGGCAAAGGCATAGTCTGGATTAACCGCATACCGGAGCAGGCAGACGAAAGACCGGATACACAGGGTACAATTACCGAACAATCAGAGGAGTCATAATGGCGCTACAACACATCAACAGTCAGGTTCAAACAACAGCAACCCTAATCGCTTCATTACCTCCAAGCATGGGGCGCAACATCGCGGTGCAGATTTACAACAATCACTCATCTCCTATTTACATCGGCGATGAAAGCATTACAACAAGCGGAGCAACAATCGGACGACCAATGAGCGCAACAAGTTCATTCCAGTTGTGGCTCAACGGTGGCGACAAGATTTACGCAATCTCTGCGGCTCAAACAGCCGACGGAGCTTGTATTGTGACTTTCTCAGCGTAA